GGTTAGTCCTATTTTGGCTTATGGGGTCAAACCAACCTGGCCGCAGGGGTCATCCGCGCCTGGGTTTTCCACTAATTATGGGGGCGATGTAAATGTAATGAAATGGCAAGGTGGCGTGTTGACACATTACACAATCAGCGAAGAAAGCGCACGTTCATGGAATATTCAGGATGGCGAAATAACTTTCAATGAATCTTCACGCCCTTATTATATTTATGCCAAATGTTCAAAGTCAAGCGAGCAAGGACAATTCGTGATTACCGAAAAACAATACAAGGTTGAGCAAGAACCCGATTGTTATTATTTTTGGGTCGGGGTTGTCAATTCGGTTGATGCCGACATAAAAGCAAGAACCCTTTCATTGCTTTATGGTTTTACGACCATCAACGGGCGATATATCAAAACCGGGCGCATTGAAAGCAGCGGAAACGGGCAAAGTTTCTTTGACCTTGATTCAAACCAATTCGTGTTGGGCGATTGTCTTTCATTCAACAAGGATAATGACAAACGATTGTTATTGAAAGGGACATTTGTTCAAAGCACAAGTGGTGATGAATCCCCGTTACCTTGTTATCGCGGGGTGTGGAATGCGTCGATTGTATATTTTACGGGCGACACTGTAATATATGCTATTGATGGCAAATATTCCTTGTATCAGTGCGTTAAACAATGCAAGAACATCACGCCAAACAATCATGCCGATTATTGGGTTTGTCAGGCAAGCGCGGGTTCTGATGGCAAAGATGGAAACAACGGCAAGGACGGTCAAAACGGAAACGATGGAACACCCGGTGATTTCGTTGAATTTCGCTATGCCGTGAATGGGTCAACGGTTGCTCCGACAACCCCGGCATTTACACCGGGAAGTATATTCCCGACAAACTATTTCACCACCCAACCCGAAGTGTCAACCGGGAAATATTTGTGGATGATTCATGCGGTCATTTCCGGCGATGGAACACGACTTGTCAGGGATTGGAGTGTGCCCATAAGGATAACCCCATTTGACGGCAAGAACGGAAGCGATGGCAAGGATGGTGCGCCCGGTGATAATGGTGTCGGCATTGAATCCGTCACTAATTACTATGGCGTAAGTGTCAACAGTGCGACAAAACCGACATCGTGGACAACCACAACCCCGACAATGACTTCTACAAACAGATTTCTTTGGAATTATGAAGTCATTACATACACCGACAACACAAAGACCGAAACCACGGCACATATTGTCGGGGTCTATGGGGCAACGGGAAGCAAGGGCGACCCCGGAAAGGATGGCACAAACGGGGTTGATGGTGAAGATGGCGTTGGCATCAAGTCAATCAAAGAATACTACTTGGCAACATCGGCATCAAGCGGAGTGACACGCAACACAAGTGGGTGGACAACATCGGTTCAAACAATCAATTCTACAAAAAAATATTTGTGGAATTATGAGTGTGTGACATTTACCGACAATACGTTTCATTATACCGACCCCGTTATCATAGGCGTTTATGGTGATAAGGGTGACAAAGGCGACCCCGGCAAAAGCCCCGCAATGGTTTTTAGAGGTGATTATAATTCCAATAAAATCTATTACGGTAATGAACACCGCTTGGATTGCGTTAAATACAATGGCGCATACTACATAGCCCGTATTGATGCCGGAACTTTCACGAATGTTGCACCAACCAACACAAGTAAGTGGAATCCTTTTGGCGCATCCTTTGAAAGTGTTGCGACTGAATTGTTGCTTGCGGAAAATGCGAACATCGCCAATCTTATATTCAGGAATCAGAGATTGGAAAGTTCGGCTACATCAAATGGTGTTCCCAACTTCTTCATTGATGGGTTCAACAATATTGCATCTTTCGCCGCCGGAAATGTCGTATTTGACAAGACGGGCGCAAAGATTGGTTGGTTGCGTGTCGTTGGCAAAGACCTTATCGGTTATGATGATAACGGCATTACACGATTGCGGTTAACTCCCGACGCATTACCCCCCGTCACATCGAGGTCAACGAAACTTGCTAATGTGTCAGGTAGCGGCGGCAATAGTGATGTCACGACCGAGGTTGACCAAAACAAATCATTCTATGCGGAAAAATTTGTGCATCAATACACAAATCGTGATGATGGCAATTTTGATGATGATGGTTCAATGTCTTGTTGGGTTGACATCGACATTCCCGCCGCTTCAACGACATTGTATTTGTCCGATATGCAATTTGGTGTCATGGATGCCAAAAGTCTATCAGGACAGCACGTTTCACCAAATGTTCAAATATACGCATCGGTTAAATACAAGAATGGCAACACAATCGGTTTGGTGGATTTGTCAAACGGAAATGCCCAAATCACAATCCCGACAGCCGGAACGGTAAGGTTATCAATAACGGTTTCTTGCAATTATGGAGTAACCGATTGGAATGGTCGTGCTTACGTCAGTTTCCAAGGATTCCCGATAAGTGAAACCGCCAATAATACGGTTATCGCAAAAGACGGTATAATGGCAACATTCAATGGTAATTACATGAGAATGCACTCGTCAGAGGGTTTTTCCGTGAAAGTTGGTAACAACTATTTCCGAATAACAAGTTCAGGAATCCAAAAATCAACCAACGGGTCAACTTGGACTAACTTATAAAAATGGGTGTAACTTATTCGGCGACCGGGGAAACCGAACAAGTTATGCTTTACTTACTCAACTTGTGTTTTATAGTGATACAATCACATTAAATTTGCACATCTAAAATCGTAAAAAGAAATGTACTCAACAAGGTCGGGCGAACAAGTTTCCGCCCAAATTGGCAAAATGGGTGTCGTTGCCCTGACTGATTCCGGCTTTTCCTTGCCGGATGGTCAGTGCTTCAACATCAAGAATGACGGCATCGCCCCGGTCACGCTATCGGTGCGCCTTGCCGGAATGCCTGATGGTGATTTCATCGAAACGCAATTTGATTGCGGTTGGAATCCCGAAATCGTGAAAGAAATCGCGCCAACATCGTTGGCTAATACTAACTTAAAATGGGGCTTTTAATATGGGTCTAATGATTGGCGTGGGCAACACCAAGCCCACATTCGCTTATGACTATTATTACGGCATCGAATGGGATAAGACCGTTTCAAATCCCGTTCCAACCCGTGTCGGCAAGACTGAACTTCACAAGTCTTTGCCCGTACAATCACTTATGCGTCGTTGTCTTTTGAAAGATTCCGGCGCGGTCAATTACTATCTTCACGCCAACGATTCATCCAAGCGTGACAACGGCGCGGCGGCAAACCTGAAAGGCGCGGACGGTCAATTCATGGTCGAGTTGCCCGACGCTTATATGCGCTTTGAGATGGACGGTAACAAGTGCCGCGCCCTGATGTCTGACCGCCCGTTGCCCGGCTTTATCAAATGGCGCAAAGACTATGTTTCCGCCGATGAAGCGTGTGTGCAGCGTTCAACAACCACCCTTTGCGCCGTGGTCAATGATGACCCGGATTTCAGGGGCGGCGGCAATCAAACCGCCTATGATGGCACAGACCACACATTATTAGGTCGCCCCGCAACGTCTATCAGCCTAACCAATTTCCGTGCCTATGCCCGAAAGCGCGGGTCGGTGTCGTGGAATTGCAACTTGTATCAGACACACCGCAAATTGTGGTGGTTCTTTGCAATCGAGTATTGCACATTTAATTCGCAAGCCGCTTTCAATGCCGAACTTACCGCCGACGGATTCCATCAAGGCGGACTTGGTGCGGGTGTCACAACCCTTAACAGCACAAAGTGGAATACATGGAACGGTTACAATCCTTTCATCCCGTGCGGTTTCACCCTTTCGTTGGGCAACAAGACGGGTGTTGTCAACTTCACCATGCCCGACGGGTACGATTCAGCCGCAACAACCCCGCTTGTGGTCGGTGTGCCATCTTATCGCGGTGTGACAAATCCTTTCGGTCACATTTGGAAATGGACGGATGGTTGCCTTTGCAACATCCAATCGGATGCCGACGGTGGATTGTCTGAATTTTATGTTTGCGACGACCCGACACACTTTGCAAGCACCATCGGCGCGGAATATCAGTTGCGCGGCAACTTGCCCCGCAAAGAGGGATATGTAAAAGCCTTGATTCTTGGCGAACATGGCGAAATCATGCCCCTTGAAGTCGGCGGCGGGTCAACCACCTATTTTTGCGACTACTTTTATACCAACATCCCCGCAAGTGGTTCAGCAACACGCGGTGTTTTGTTCGGCGGTCTTGCGAGTTCTGGTGCGTCTGCGGGCTTCGTGGCTGCGTATACGCATCATTCGCCGTCGCCTACGAATGCGAATGTCGGTTCTCGGCTTTGCTTTTACCCAATCGAAGCCGCCGCGTAAGCGGAAATCGTTCCCCGAAAGCATTTTAAGCGAGTTTTGAAATGAAAATAATTGGGTTGTCAGGTGTCGCGGTGTTTTGTTCAGCGGTAATGCGAATAATGGTGCGAATGCAGGCTTCGTGTATGCGAATACGAATAATACGCCGTCGAATACGAATGCGAATATCGGTTCTCAGCTATGCTTGTAAAAATATAGTTGCATCACCTGAAACCTTGCCACAAAAACATCCCGTTCCGGGGATGAATGAGTGGGGAAACCCACGGCAAAAAATAAATCACGTTGAACGACTTTGGTAGGGCAACCGAAGAAGTCTATTATTCAAGCAAAATGAAGCGTTTGAACAATCTTTTTGAAAAGGTCATAAGCATTGACAATTTGCGCCTTGCCGATGAAAGGGCAAGGAAAGGCAAGTTGCATTCTTATGGTGTGCAGCTTCACGACAAGAACCGTGAAGCACACATTCTTACGCTACATGAGCAATTAAAGAACGGAACATTCAAAACATCGCCTTATCACGTTTTCACAATCTACGAACCCAAAGAAAGGTTAATTTATCGTTTGCCGTACTTTCCCGACCGCATCTTGCATCATGCGATTATGAATGTGCTTGAACCAATATGGGTGTCTATATTCACAAAGGATACTTATTCTTGCATCAAGAATCGTGGGATTCATGCTTGCGCCAAATCAGTGCGCCGGGCTTTGCGGGAAGATAAGGACGGCACACGTTATTGCCTGAAAATAGATGTCCGCAAGTTTTATCCGTCTATCCGTCACGACGTATTAAAAGCAATCATCCGGCGCAAAATCAAAGATGCCCGGTTGCTTGCGCTTCTTGATGAAATCATTGATTCCGTCAATCGCACGACCAAGCAATCAAGCAAACCCAAAAGAAAGCGCGAAAGACCTATGGGGTCACGCTACTTGTGCATGAGCAAGCAATCGCACAAAATGAGTGTTGATGATGCAGAAGAAGCAGTCGAAGAAGAAACGGTCGAAAACGAATCAAGGGGTGTTCCGATTGGCAATTATTTGTCACAATTCTTTGCAAACCTTGTATTGGCTTATTTTGACCATTGGTTGAAAGAGGTGATGCAAGTTAAATATTATTGGCGATATGCCGATGATATAGTGATTCTTTCCGATAGCAAGGAATTTTTGCACAATCTATTGCATGAAATCCGGGCATATTTTGCGACCCTTGAATTGACGGTCAAAAAGAATTATCAGGTTTTCCCGGTTGAAAGCCGTGGAATTGACTTCTTGGGTTATGTGTTCTATCATACCCACACACGCTTGCGCAAGAGCATCAAGCAAAGGTTGTGCCGCCGGGTGGCGCATCTTAACAAGCGCAAGAAGCAGTTGCCCCAAGTTGCCTATCGACAGCAGATTTGCAGTTGGTGGGGTTGGTGTAAATACTGCAATTCAATAAATCTTTTCAATAAATTAAAAACAACAATGCCGTATGAAATTACTTTCAATCGCCCCAAATGCGCATTACGACATGACGCACGGGCAACCCAAAGTTCTTGAAAAGGACAACGACGGTTCTTGCGTTGTGCGCCTGAATGTCGCCCCGGAAATGGGCGGCAATGGTGACATCGCGGTTCAATCTGAAAACGCCGAACCCGTACAAACCGGGTGGTCGTGCTTTGAGGTCAGGACTTTTGCCGAACCGACAAAAGCAAATTTGAAAAAGGCAATCATCCGTTCCATCGTGGATGAAACCGCCGAATTTGACCTTGTAAATTCCTATAACAAACACCTTATGGGAATTAAGGTTGATGAATCCGCCGTTCAGAAATACAAGGACTTTTTGACCCTCACCGAAGAAATTGACGCGGTGTTGGTTGAATCGCTCAAATCATAATACTAACATAACACTTACTAACAATGGCAAGGTTTGGCGACCTCGGAATTGAATCCGGGGCAATAATCGGAAAGGGAATCGAAATTGAAGAATTGTTTGGCAAGCGAATCTTGATTGAGAAAACCAAAATTTCAAAATCAAAGTTCACGGGCAAGAACAATTCCGGGTTAAGGTTGCAAATGCAAGTCGTTCTTGCGACGTTCAATGAAACGCCGGATGCGCACGGTGACTTCTATGTGAAGAAGTCGGACGGCACACCCGACGGCGAAAGGCGATGTTGCTTCACCGGGTCGGACATTCTTATTGAGGGTGTCCAAGCAGCCGAAGAAAAGATTTCGGGCATCAATGTGGAACGTATCGCCAAAGGCGAAACCCCGCTTGAACTCTATCCGATTGACACAACCATTGTCAAGGTAGGCAAGTGTTTCAACTTCACCTAATATGACAAACGAAATCCATCCTTTTCTTTCATGGGTCGGTAAGTACCTGATGGGAACGGTCGGTGCAATTATAGGATTCTTGCGCCCGACTTTTCCGTTCATCATCGTTTGCACCCTCGCCGTGTTGCTTGATTGTTACACGGCATGGTCGCTTTCCCGACGTGTGAAGAAGAAATTCCCCGGTGCAAATGATGGCAAATTCAAAAGTCATTATGCGGGGCGTGTGTTTATAACCCTTGTGAAAGTCTATGCCGTGACCGTGCTTGCCTATATGATAGACACAATCATTTTCCCGGATATGACAATGTTGTTGCCCAACATTGTTGCCGGAACGGTTTGTTTTTGGCAAATATGGTCAATGCTTGAAAACGAATCATCTTGCAATGATGCACGTTGGGCGGAAGTCGCGCAACGCATCATGGTTGATAAGACGGAAAGGCATTTTGACATTGACTTGCACGAACTGAAACACCCCGAAAGAGAGCAGAAGAACACCACAAACCCCGGTGTTGAGTAATAACCATAATATCACTAATCATGGCAAATGTTGACATTCTATTGCCTTTCATCCTCAAATATGAGGGTGGATTTGTCAATGACCCCGCCGATTCAGGTGGTGCGACCAACAAGGGCGTGACAATCGCAACGTGGCGGTCAGTCGGATATGACAAGGACGGCGACGGTGACATTGATGTTCAAGACCTGAAATTGATTTCCAATAAAGACGTGCGCGACCGTGTGTTGAAGCCGCACTATTGGGATAGGTGGAAAGCTAACCAAATCCAATCACAGAAGATTGCGAATATCCTTGTTGATTGGGTTTGGGCGTCAGGCGCAAACGGTATCAAGATTCCCCAACGTCTTTTGGGTGTCGCCGTTGATGGCATTGTCGGAGCAAAGACACTTGCGGCGGTGAATGCCGCCGACCCTGATGTGTTGTTTGATAGAATCTATCAAGCCCGCGAAACGTTCTTGCGCGACATCACCAATCAATCAATCGCAAGTTATGAAAAGAAAATCAATCGCAAGGCGACCAATGCCGAACTAATGAAGTACACAAAGAAACGCTTCATCAAGGGTTGGTTGAATCGCCTTGCCGCCATCAAAGAGTTATAAAGGATGAAACACGTTATCACATTGTTGGGACTGATGCTTGTTCTTGCCCTGACATCATGCGCGACAACTCGCAAGTTGGAGCAATCCACCATTGAAGAAAGGGTGGAGAATACAAGCACCCAAGAAGAAGCCGTCGAAAAGACGGTGACGGTTGTTGATACGACACGGACGGAACACGGCAAGGTTACAATCACCGAAATTGTCTTTGATACGACCACACCCGACCCGGTGGTTGATTCTGAAAAGGAATCATCCCACGGCAACCACGGCAAGACCAAGACCGAAAGCAAGCCGACACCCCCGGCGGCATCGGTCAGCTTGCCCGGCATCGGTAACATCAACGGCAATATTAAATCAATCCGACAAACGGTGATTGAATCAGATGTCGAGCAGAAAGGAGAAAGCAAGGATTCCAAAGAACAAAAGGAATCCAAATGCAATGCAAGTGCAATTCAAGACAACGCACAAAGCAACACCAAGTCCGCGCCCGCGCCCGACCCCCAACGGTGGCGATACATCTTTTATATTCTTGCCATCGGCGTTGTGATGCTTCTTTACCTGAAACGTGTGCCGATTCTTGATTGGCTCAAAAGAATTTTATCAGGGTTGCGCCGCATATTCTGAAAAAATCGCTATCTTTGCAACATCATTGTTGCGAAAGCCCCGCAAGGGGAACAATGACATCGCCCGGCATTTTGTCGGGCGATTTGTGTTAAAAATGGGTGAAATCGTGGTCAAATCCGTGGTTATGCGAAAATATAAAGACAAAAGAAAAGCACCTAACCGATTGATTAGGTGCTTCTTGCATTGCTTTTCACTTGCGTGAAACTGCGGAGAGAGAGGGATTCGAACCCCCGGAGGTGTGACCCTCAACGGTTTTCAAGACCGCCGCAATCGACCACTCTGCCATCTCTCCAAAAACTGTTTGTTTGGTTTTCGTGGGGGCAAAGGTAGATGTTTTTTTTCATTCCCGCAAATTTTTTGGGAACTTTTTTTGCGATACTGACCTCAAAACCACGGCTCTTTCATTTAAGATTCCGTCTCATTGTCGAGAAATGTGTTATTTTATAGCGAGGGTAGTTCGGATGGAGAGAGCTTAACCTCTGATTTTTCAAGAAAATAAGTGTATTAAAAATTTGGCCAAGTGGTAGTTTTTTCGTAACTTTATAGGTGAATATCAATTAGTTACACTGAAAAATGGAGCCACTTGACCAAAGCCTTTCGATTGACGCGCATAAGCTCAATCACACCGCAAAAGTACTAAATAAATTCGTTCCACAGGGCAGTATTCTGGAACGGCTGATGAATTTTGCCGCCTCAGTCCCTGATTTCCGCAGA